CTTTTGTTGTGGTGCAGTGTACTTATTTTTACTGCATTTTTCTGCTTATGTGCTGCCATTAACCAATATTATTCTTTCCGAAGGATTGAGGCAATGGCTCGATTATTCAGTGCTCAGATCGGTGAGATTCCTACCAAGGAAGACCGCCGCAGAATGTACTTAAAGCACAAGAATTCTCGCGTCATAGAGCGCACTAAAAAGCACCCACCTAAGAATTGTGGTAAAACTTCTTATGTCCAGAAGAAACCTGTGTTCAAACCACAGATGTATTCTGCTGCAGTCACAACAGCCCTGGCAAATTTGTCCAGTGTAAGTGGCATCAATTTGGATGACGGTACAATGAATCGTATTGAAAACCTAGGTGCCTTGTTTTTAGCTGTTAAAGATTGCACAACTGTTTCTGGTTTCCTTGCCACAATGTTTTTGTATCTCAAGACTGAGTACAATAAATCAGTGGCCAATCAAGTTTCTGCATACCTAGCTCAACTTTTGGATGCAGAGTTTAATCCCCAATTAGGAGAATTTGGGGTCAAATCCGACAAAGAGCGCCCGAAATGGTTGAAATTGTTGAGAGAACTTCAAGATAACTGGACTTTAGTTATTCGCAATGAAGGATTCAAGAAGATTTCGCATATCATGAGCATTTGCCTTGCATTAGGCTTGTGCAATGCTGCAAATCTTGATTTTAAAATTGCTGGCATGAATTTGTTCTCGATTACTGCTTACTCCAGACACACTTCAGCGGTTGATTTGTTTGATGCCGTGTTTGAGACGATTACGTATTTCGCTGAAGGCGGATACGCTTGTTTTGAACGTGGATCTATTAAGCCGCTTATTTATGGTGATATGGAGAATGAAGAATTCGAGGATATGTTTGCCCGGTGTATGAGATGTCATGAATATGCCCGTTGTGGCAATCTCATGAAATTTGAGAATATCACCGAGAATGACTTTGAAGATCTCTTAGCACGCTGTATTGAGAAGGCGAGTATTATGAAAAATACCTGCAAAGGAACTGTAGA